TTCCAGGCAAAAGGCGCCAAAGACCTGACGCCCCCCTGCCCCGTTGCCTGCCGCTGCAAGCCCACCAGATGCGCCCACGTTGCGCGATCGAATGACGCCATGCACTACCCCAGCGTCACCAGACAACGCGGCCTTGCGCGTCGAATTTGGCCCGCTCACGGTAGCCGCAATCCTGCGCCGTCTTCGCCTGGTGACACGCTGGGCAAAGCACCTGCATATTGTCATCGTCGTTGCTGCCATCCTTGTGCAGCGCCGTGATGTGATCCAGCTCGAAGCCGTGCGGGTATGCCACAAGGGCGCGGCACCTGGCGCAGTGCGGATCATTCGACCATATCCGCAACCGTGCGGCCTGGAGCTTCCTGCCTCTTAGTCGCCCGTCGGTGTTGTCGTATGGCATGGCTTCACCGGCACCCCGCAATATTCACACTCACTCAGCCCAACCCGATACCCTGCGCCACAACTCTGGCAGGTGTCTGTGTCTTCGCACGCGGTGATGATGTGCCGTGGCGCAGCGTCTCCGATGTACTGGATAGTCAGAAGTTCCATGTGTGTCCTCATCAATCCCGCCATCGGACTACGCTTGCGCGCTGGCTGCTGCCGTCGCCACCCTGCTGATGACGGCTGGGCAGCCGCAGGAGTTACAGCGCACTTTGCCAGGTGCGCGCCGCATCAGCTTTGCGGATGAGCGGGGTCGATGTGTTGCGGGCGCGCTGCCGGTTTGGATACGAGTCCAGTTCGGTATGTCGCAGCGGCCCACGAACGAAAAAGCCCCACGCGGCGAACCGGGCGGGGCTTGAATCAGCTTAATTTTCAGGCGGGTCGCCCTGCGCAAACAGGGCAAGTCCTAATGCTGATGCTGACTAATGGCGGCGAATATGCCAGATATTTTCAGGTTGCGCAAGGATTATTTGCTGCGCGCTGCCATGTACTCATCCAACAGCCTGCGAACCCACTTCGGCCCGCCCAGCTCCAGCCAGGCGTCACGTTGGGCCTGGGTGTCTGGGCGCCAGGACACCGGGGCGGGCCGGGGTGGCGCAGGGGGGCGGCCCGCCCCTTCTCGTTTGCCGCCTCTCATGCTGCTTGAAACTGAAAGCTGCGGGCATACAGTCCATGGCACCGCGCGGCGTACTCAAGCCCCTTCGTGATGATGATTGCATATTGCTTCACCATCTCAGCCGACGGCTTTCCGTTGCCGCTGTAGCGCTTTTTGTCTTTGGCAATCAGCTTTACAAAGCAGTCAGCGCCGATTGTTCCTAGTTCATCAGTCTTAACGCCCAGCTTCAAAGGGCGACCGCAGTGCCCACAATTGCATTCTTGGGTGTAGCCGTTGATTGTGAGTGTTGCCATTTTGTCTGCTCCGTTGCGTTGTTGATGTTTGAATTATAAGCACAACAATCAAACAAATCAAGCAAAATCACAATCTATTTTTCGTTCGCGTGGCGGCGAACCATGGCCAACCACTCGTATTGATCCCACATATTCGCGTCACGATATGAGCCCTTGCACTCAACCTGCGCCCATGGCGTCCCGGCTTTCCATTCCGCAAACGTTGGGCCATCTTCCCCAAAGACTGCATGGATGCTTGCGGTGATCTTCGATTCGCCCAGCTCGCGCGACGTAAAGAGATATTGCACGCCGCCGTATTTGTCGGAAAACCGGGTTTTGACGGTGTAGAAATAGTCTGACTGGCTGTCGCTACGTCCTATGTCAAAGGGCGCCAGGGCTTCGCACACTGCCGCATCTGTGGGGCCATCAATCCAGCGGACATTGACTGAGCTGAAATCGCTGGTGACTTTGAATTTCACGCCTGGGAACTGATTTTTAAGGACGAGCCGGATATTCTTTGCTGCAGCGACGCCGCCGCTGTGTGTGTCTGCAATGGGCTGCAGGTACGGGTACGGGTTCCCGTCTGCATCGTCCGGGACTGACTGAGCACTTGATGCGCTGGCCTGGGCAATGGCCTGGCGGGCAAGGCGCTTTGCTTCGCGTGCGGCTCGAATCAGGGCTGCGAATGCTGGGGACGCTTGCGGCTTGTGGATTTCAGGCGCGGCTTCCTGCGCCATAACTTCGGCCACTTCCTGAACCGCCGCCGATTCTTCGATCTGCTCTTCGATAACGTCAAAATCCAGCGCGCCGTTTTCGTACAGAGCACACGGGGCGGTGTATTGAGAAAGATCGAACGGGAGCACGTTCGCGGCGACGCCATTCGCGGCTGAAAACTTCGCCACATATTCAGCGGTACTCATGCCAGGGGTGAATTTAGGGTAGCAGCGCAGCTCGGCCTTTGCGCGCTGCTTGCGGTGCGCGTTCTTCAGCGCTTCGGCACGCTTGCCAGAGTTGAAGGCTCGAACTTTCATGAATGCGCGTCCACTGCGCACAATGACCATCTCGCCATCGTCACGCCCTTGTTGAGCGTTGATGAGTTGCGTTGCCAGGTCGATGGATTGTTGCTTGCTCATGATGTGATCCTTCAAAGGTGCCAGGTGCCGCCTGGGCGGTGCGCTCTTTTGAGTGCATGTGTGTATTGTATAGCTCTTTTTGAGCTTGTGCAAGCTTTTTTGTAGGTGTTTTCCCTAATTATTTTCGCTTGCGCTCTGGTGCTTTTTGAGCTTACAATCTACCCATGCGCCGCACCTGGCGCACTGGCCCGGCGGCTCCGGGGATCCTGATAGGAGCAACATCATGGCTCAAGTCGTCTACACACACATTGACAAAATCGAAGACCTTCCATCGGCAAAATGGTCGGTGGGGGTGCAAGACTCATACGCTGAGACTCAGCGCGTGGCAGACGGTGGCCGTGGCGTTGTCAGCGTCATCGGTCGCCGCGCGGACGATGGGTCTGTCCAGCTTGCATACGCAAAAACAGGACGTTCGCCGTGGTTTGTTGTCGGTGCCTGGCACCTCAAGATGGCGCAGTTCTTTTCCGCAAAAATGGAAAGCGCCCCGGAAGGACCCTACCTGCGCCCATTTTTCAGTGAAATTGACGAAGCCGCCGCTGCGCACGCTGCAAAGCAGCTGGTCGGTGCTGATGTGGGTATCAACAAAGAGTACAGCCGCGACAACGGCACGCACGACGCTATCTTGAAGCTGTGCGCTGCGGTGAGTGCGCTGGCACGCATTCCGGACGGAGACTGGATGTTCTGCGCTGTGCGGAAAACAGTTTACGGCGTATGACCCCTGTGAGCCATCCTGGCCAGACTAAATGACGTCACAGCATAAACAACAACCCGCGCCAGCACCTGAGCATCCACCTGATGCCCAGGTGCATTTGCGCGTGCCTATGGCAGTCAAAGCCCAATGGGTGCGAGAAAGTCGCGCCTGCGGCATGAAGTTGACGGACTGGCTATTGCAGCGAATCTCAAAGGGGAGCGCATGAAACCATCAGACCTGCGGGCCTGGCAGGGGCGAATGGGCATCACCGGACTGGCTGCCTCTGAGCTGCTAGGGGTGTCCTATGCCGCTTATAAAGACTGGAGGCGCGGCATCAGTCGCACCACTGGGAAGCCGATCGAGGCTGGGCGCGCCGTGGCCCTGGCCTGCGCCGCGCTGGAGGCTGGCCTGCGCCCTATAGGGGATGCCGCACCACCTGTAGCGGAATTTTTGGAACAGGTGTAGCGGAATTTTTGGGCTACCTGTAGTGGAATTTTTTGTAATGGTGTGGCGGAATTTTTAGGATTTCCCAATCCTGTTTTGCAGCATCGTCCGGCCCGCGTCCACCAGATCAGCCAGTCCTTGCTTGCTCACTGCTAATGCGCGCGCCGTCGCTACCGGGTTGCCAGCGTGCACATACCACCAGCGGATTGCATCGCGGTGCTTTTCTGGCAAGGCCGACACAGCTTTTTCCACCACCACGGCATCTAGAGTGTCCACCGGGTTCTGAATCACCGGAGCTTCCCACTGGCGCGCCCTTGACTGGTACATGCGAAACATAGGGGCAGTCTGCCAGCCATGCGGGCGAACCCGCACCCAGCGCGCCCAATTCTCCAGCCGCGCATGAATGGCAGCATGGCGTTCTGGTACGTGGTTGTAATCTACCGTCGTTTCTTGTACGCGCATCAGCATAGCTCCCTTTCAGTTCGTGACTTGTGCGACGGTGCGATTGATGGCCTGCAGCTCAGTGACGCGGCGCAGGTTCCAGCGCAGGCGGGTTCCGTGCCAGCCGTCGGTGCCACGGTGACATGCCGGGCACAGCGGCATGGATGCGAACCACAACCCCTGTTCCGGTTCGTGCACTTCGCTCGGCCCTGGCGCATCGCACACGACGCACGGCAGTGCTGCCACGCGCTCGATGTGGCGGCGCTCTGCGGCAGTTGGCTTCGGCTTGTTCTTGCTATGCATGAATCTCTCCCGTCTCTTCGTCCACCCACTGCCTGGCCTCGCGCAGCTCCACGCCGTGCTCTATGGCCCACGACATGACATAATCAAGCAGCGAAGCCATGCGGGCCTTACCCATGCGGGCGGTGGACTCTCTCAGGTTGAGGAATTCACCCTCCAGCCCCGGCACCAGGTCGGCGCCCTGTTTTGTCGCCACGGCATGTCCAGAGACAAACAGCAGCTTCCATTCCTCAGGCGTGCGTTTCTTGCCAAGCCATTCGGCCTGCCTTGCCACATCACCGAACAGGGCGTGCAGCAATCGGTTCTGCCGGTCGCTGCGGGTTTCCGGGCGCACCTCCAGCGCCATCGGGGCGCCTGAAGCCATCAGATAGCCCTTGGCATGCGCCCATGCCTGCTGGATGGCGCTGTGGGCCTGCTGGGCGTTGTGCAGGCGCAGGACGAGGCGGTCAGCCACGGCGTACCTCAACCTTCACCATGCCGCCGATTTCATCGGCCCGGGCGATGCTCAGGCTCCAGTGCTTGTCATCCACGCCCAGCACGTCGGCCAGGCCGTCGAGGCCGCTTTTCATTCGCGCCAGCATGTTGTCCAGGTCGAAAGCGCGGCGGTTCGGCGGGTAGAACACCAGCGATACATGCAGGCGCTCTGCTTTGATGGGCTTGGCGCCCTGCGCGATTGCCTGCCAGGCGCACTCTGCCCGGTAGGCTTTCTTGGCACGGGCCAACTTCGACCAGTGCAGGCGCTGGTTCGGGCTCAGGGCCGATGGGGGCCATGGGAGGGTCAGAATCACTCTGTCACTCCCCACTCTTGCGCGGTGCGGGCAAGGATTTCCCCAGCCAGAGCGCGCGCGCAGCGCTCACTTCGTCCGATGCGGGGCTGTGTCGCTGGCATGTGTGGATCGGGGACTTGTAGGCCCAATTCGGCCCCAATGCGCAGGGCGCAAATTTGTGCTTTGCCATTTCCCCGGCTTTTTTTGGTGTCCAGTGTTTGCAGGTGGCGCATGTTGTTTCCATCCATCATTTCCAGCCGTCGTCTTCTGGGTGCCGATACATCAGTAGCGGCTCATCTCCAGGCCCCCCGACGTACTGCATGGATGGCTTGTCGAACCACAGACCAATGGAGCCCTCCCATTCGCCATTGCGCTGCTTGTCGCAGATCAGTAAGGCGTCAGGCTCTTTGTCTTCCACAGGCTTGCCTTCGTCGCGCTTTTTCTCCTTGGCCTTGTTGCGCCACACAGAAATCACGTTGTCCACTTGGTCAGTGATGGCGCCTGTTCCCTTGTAGTCGTACTTGCTGGGCTTGTGGCTCTCGTCGGTTGGTTTGCGGATGTGGTGCACCAGGTGGATGTGAATGCCGTGATCGCGGGCAATGGCCGTCAGCTCGTCAACGAACATCTTTTGCCCGTTGTAGTCGTCCTCGCTTGCCACGCACTTCATCAGGCTGTCCACGAAAAAGTGCGTGATGCCCTTTTCCTTCGCGCAGTAGCGCACCACGGCAGCCACCTGCTTTGCGGTCACCGTGCCTTGCTGGTCGTACAGCCACAAACGCCCGTCAGTCCAATTTTTGAAGTCCTGGTACACACTGATGAGCTGCTCTCGCGCCTCATCGCTTCCAGCAAAAGCCGGGTCGTCCGGGTTGTAGCCGCTGAACTGGCGCCCCATGCGCTCAAGCGTCTTCGCGGGTTTCATCTCAAAACTTGCAATGCAGACCTTGTGATCCTGCGCAATGAGCGACAGCGCAATCTGCCCTGTTACAAGCGATTTGCCGTTCCCGTTCGCGCCGCCCCAAACGGTCACCTCGCCAGGGCGGAATGCCACCATCGCATGGGTCTTGCGCCACGGCATCACCGCACGCGGCTGCTTGACCGGATTGCGGATGCGGTCGATCAGCTCCTGAACCCACATCGCCGCAGGCTTGACCTTTGCCTGCGCGTCCGTCTCCTGCTCGTACTGCGCAAAGTCGATCTCGTCCGGGAAAATCATTTCTGCCACGTCAAAACTCCCTCTGTGTCGGTGAGCGCAGACACATCCACCATGCGACCACCGGTGTGTTGAAAAACTGTGCTGAGAACCCGCTTTGCATGGGCATGGCACTGCTGGGCAATGCGAGCAACGCGGGCAGCGTCCGTACCGGCCACAACAACGGTCAGGCCCTTCAAAAATCGCCAGTCCAGCAGCTCCGGCGTGTCCAATGGCGACAGGCTCACGGTCATCCCGTCGTCAGTCCAGCGGTGCGCCATGTCGTCAACCCACACGCAGGCCGGGCGGTAGCCACTGCGGCGCAGGGCAAGGATGTGCTCATGGCCTTTCACACGAACGCCCCCACGCTGCTGCGCTGCGGCTTGTGCGGCATCGTCCGCTGGTTGCGTACCCAGTTGCGCCACGTCGCCAGCCAATCGGCCTTGCGCCCGTCCCTCCCAGGTTTGGCAACCCAGTAGTCCCGAAATGAGTCCGCCACCGTCAACACATCCACGTCCGGGCGCTCTTTCTCGGCCCATGCCCTCCAGTCGTCCGGCAGCGTCCAGTCTTCGCGCAAAGCGCAGCCTCGTGGCGACTTCGCAGAAGGCGCTCTCTTCTCCTGTTCCTGTTCCTGTTCCTGTTCTTGGCTTGCAAGGGGCTTGGAAGGGGCTTCCAAGGGGCTTGCTGCCTCCTGCTTCTTCGGCAAGTGGAACGCTACAGAATACATAGCAAAGAATGCTGATTTCAACTTGGGAGAGCTGATGTTTTGCCATTCACGCTCCACCCCCTTCACTCGGTTGTCTCCGGGTTTGAGCGACTCCGCAATCTGGTATGCAGCCATTCGGTGCACGAAAACGGTCTCTGACGAGGCTTCGTAGGTGCAATACCCAGCTTCAATGAGGCTTTGAAGGGCCTTGGAAGCCCCTTCCATGCCAAGCCCGGTTTCATGCGCCATGTAGAGAACAGGGCAGTGGAAAACGCCAATCATGTTGGCGTGTGGGCAGGTCATCAGATACAGCGCCAAGACCTGCGCAGGCGCATTTCCGCGCAGCGCCTTACCTGTTTCACCAATCCAGAATTTTGGTGATACCACCCCGTAATCACGCATCTTTCCGCCCTTCAATGCCCATCAAAAAAGAAACCATCGGCAGGCAGGCGGGCGTGTCCTGCTCTTCGGCGCCGGTAGCTAACCGTTGCCTAGCCGTGGTGTCAAAACTCATATGCCCAGACGCTCCGCAATAGCCCGCATGGCCTCTGCGTACTGCTCAGGCGTAGCGCCTGGGTGTGCGGCAATCCATGCGCGCTTTGCGGCTTCGTAGGCTTGCCAGCTCATGCCGCCACCTTCCGGCTCTTCGGCTGGCTGCGGTCATTGCGCGCGTGGTTCAGAGCCACCAGGGCGGCGCGCTCAACGGGGTTGGGTGGCGGTGGTGGCACTGAGCCGGTGCGGAAGTGTGGGGGCTGGCTCAGTGGTTTGTTGCGTGGCCATAGGGTGCTCATTTCCGCTCCCCCTCCGAAGCCATCGGATTGGCCCCGGCGACGCGGCAGATCAAAGCGGCCTCCTTGGCTTTGCGGGCGGGCTTGGCGGCCATACGTGCCACCACGCCAGCGACACGATCAGCCGTAGCCTGTGGCAGCGTTTCGGGCCAGAGATAGATGGTTTGCACGGCGCGGTAGCCCATGGCTTCCGCCGCCTTCTTTGGCGTGCCGCCAAGCAATTCGATTGCGGTTTGCTTTTTCATGCTCGTATTGTAAACATGTTTACAGCTTCATGGGCAACCATATTTTTTGTAAATTTTTCTACAAATACTTGCCACCTTGGCTGTAAACATGTTTACAATGCACCCATGCCAACGAAAACGCGGCACAGGGTGACAAGCCATCGAGCAGGCCACCGACTGAACCTTAAAAATCATTTCCCTGCGGATCAACTGGTGCCAGCTTGTCACCAGTTGGCAGCCCTTCAATGGGTAGTGGGCGCGGGCACCGGGCGTGAGACGGTGATGAGGCGGTAGCGCCAAGAACAGCAAGCAACCAAGCCCAGGCGGGCGCTCAGGTGGGCGCAACAAGCCGGGTTACAGGGCACTGATAGTCATCAGCAAAGCGCGGGCCAGACGCGCAGCGGGAGCCTACTCAGTAGGGAGATGCCCGCGAGGCCTTGGAAACAGGGCCGAAACCAGAGCCTTGCGCGCAGGGCTGTGGTTTTCAAGGAGAGTGAGATGCAAATCGAAGTCGGCAAGACATATCAAACCCGCGAAGGCGGGACAGCCCAGATTTCAGCGATCCATGAAGACGAGCCCATTTATCAAATTTGTGGGCGAATCACTGAGCCGTCTGGTGCCGTTCGTTGCGCATTCTGGACACTAGCAGGCCAGTACGTTGCTGGCAGAAACAGTGCTTTTGATCTGCAACCCTAACCACCGTCCCGGCCCAGCGCCGGGGCTGGATTGCTTTGACGGGCGGCGGCGTGGAGCCTTCAGGCGAAGCTGGCAACAGCGAGGACACGCAGTAAGCGAACCCAAGGCCAAGACAGTGACATGTAGCTTTTTTGGCGAAGGTCATAAGGCGCTATACGACTCGGGTCATCTGGAATCAAGCCCAGACCGCCCTTCAAAGCAATCCCCATCCCGGCCCAGCGCCGGGGCCATCAGATAGCGGTCCTGCTCCGTTGCGTTTGCGGCGGTGAACAGACTGGCCCAGTAGCAGGGCTGCTTTCTGATGGTGACTTGCAAAGCGTCCGGGGAAAAGCATGTCGCGCCCGGCACCATCACTGCTGCTACGCAAGGCAGAGGAACCAAAGCGTGACGCCCGAGAGAGAACGGGGCCATCACACATGCGTATTGGCAGGCATGACGCCGGTCAATGGGAATGAAGTCGCGCTCTGGGTTGCAAACCACCGTGTACGGCCCTTAATCCCGGCACTCTGCGCGGGTAGCTGCCGCAAACAGTACGCAGTTGTGATGGTGAGGCACAAGGATTGGGACAACCCGGTCGGCCAACGACGTGAAAGTGGGTAACAGGAAGGGTAGAGGTGCACCGAAGCCCGGAGGTTCGCGATCCCACTGTCCGCAGCAACTGCGGCGCCATCAACCTTTTCCACCGCCGCCGGGGCGCACCTCCTCCCTCCCTCTCTCATTCCCCCGGCACGCCCGCCATGCGCGGGCAGCGGTCTTTCACACACAGCCCTCCCCGCGAGGGCTTTTTTACGACCAGGAAGCACCATGTACCTAACAGCCAACCCCCACGCAGACGCAGAGCGCTACTACAGCGATCAGCAGGAAGCAGACGACCACACCGATGCACTACAGGCCAGCGCAGGCGCCGCATTCCGCAGCGCTCTGGCCTGGGGAAGTGAAGAATGGCTTGGATTGCGCGGCCTACGCGACAGGACGGCAGGCGAAGCGATTGCAGAGCTTGCATCAACCGAGGAAGGCTGCGAAGCCATCACGCGAGCGCTTGCAACGCTTGCGCAGATGGACGCAGCAGCGGCAAAGGGAGCGATTCACACGCTGTCGGATGCGTGGGTCAAGCTCATCAAACAGGAGATTGAATCATGCTGAACGACACCACGCGCTGCTTTCCGCGCACCCTTCGGGCTGCCTTCGGATTGTCGCCCGCCGAGGCTATAGCCATCCACGTTTACAAGCGCCCATGGTACGAAAAGCTCGCCATGCTGCTGTTCCGCTGGGGCTGGGCGCTGTTGCTGCTGGCAGTGTTTTTGCTGTCGGGTTGCATTGGCCCGGATGACGCAGACACGGCCATTCTGATTGCACAGGACTTGCAAGACGCGGTACAGCAGGCGAAGGAGGCGCGATGAAGCGCCTAAAAGATTTCGCTGCCCTGTACCGCATCTATCGCCAGTGCCACAAACCAATCGCAGCCGCTCGGTATGCGTGGGTTGTCTCTGGCGGGTGATTCACAACAACGAATTGAGGATGACATGACACATCCAATACTTCAGGAATCGTGGGACGAGGCTGCGGCCTGCGCCCAAATTGAACACGACGAAAACCAATCTAAGGAGAGCACAAATGGACAACATGAAACTGTGGCAGTCAGTCTGTGTGACGGACCCGAAGGCCGTGAAGCCGATCACCGGCAAGCAGTACAAGGGCAACTCCCCGAAGCCCTATTGGGTTATCCAGAGGGCTACCGAGGTGTTCGGCCCCTGTGGCCTGGGCTGGGGCGTGCAAATCCTTTCTGAGCGTTTCGAGCGCTTCGGGGACGAGGCCCTACACATCGCCCATGTGATGGTTTGGTACATGCAGGACGGCAAGCGCGGAGAGATTGAGCAGATGGGGCAGACACGCGCTGCCTACATATCAGCGGCGGGAAAACACATCGTTGATGAAGACGCCCCCAAGAAATCGGCCACCGATGGAATGGTGAAGTGCCTTTCCATGCTGGGTTTCGCTGGGGATATTTTCAGCGGTCAGTGGGACGACTCCAAGTATGTCGCCTGGGCGGCAGAAGAAACGGCGCGGCGTGAAATGCCCACCGTCACTGAGCAGCAGGCCGCAGACATTCAGGCGCTGATTGATGAAGTCGGCGCGGATCGTGTCGCCTTCCTAGCTTGGGTTAGTCAGAAGACAGGGCACCCCGTACCGTCAGAGCAGGAAATACCAGCCGCCGCGCTGGCACCAGTTACCGAAGCACTCGAAAAGAAACGCACTCAGAAAGCAGCAGCATGAACAACATCACTATCACCGGCGCCCTTGGCCGCGACATGGAACAGCGCGTAATGCCCAACGGCGACCCTGTAGGCAATTTCTCCGTTGCCGACAGCCAAGGCCGCGACAAACCCGCGATCTGGTGGAACTGCCAACTGTTCGGGAAGCGAGTTGCAGCACTGGCCCCCTATCTTTTGAAGGGGCAGCAGGTCACTGTGGCTGGCAACGTCACAGAGCGCGAATGGACTGACAAAGAAGGGAACAAGCGAAAGCAGATGGAGATTCGCGTGAGTGACCTTGCATTGCAGGGCGGCAAACGCGAACAGTCAGCAGAACCAGCGCCAGCACCCCGCCCAACCCCGCGCCCAGCGCCTGCACCAGCAGCGGGGACAGGGTTTGATGACATGGACGACGACATCCCATTTTGAGGTGAGCCATGACAAACATCACCCTATTCGATGCCGCTCAAGCCGTGCGCGAAGCAGTCAATCAGATTGACCCGGACACTGGCGAACTGGTCGAGAGCTACACAGAGAGTCGCGAACTGTTCCAGAACAAGGCCGTGGCCTGCGTGGCCTACGCCAAGGAAGAAGCCTCCACGCTTGCCAGCGCCAAAGCCATGCTCAAGGAAATGGCGGCGAAGGTGGAAGCACGCGAAAAGCGCCTGGAGCGGTTTGAAGCCTACCTTGCCGACTGCATGAAGGCGACCGGCATTCATGAGGTGAAACACGACCTGGGCCTGTTCGCTGCGAAGCTCTACCCGGAGCGCGACGAAGCGGTGGAGATTGACGCCGACGCGGAATTTCCCGCATCGCTGTGCAACGACCCCAAGCCGCCAACGCCATCCAAAACGAAGATCAAGGCGGCTATCAAGGCCGGGGAAGCCGTGGCAGGTGCCCGCATCGTGCGCAAAGACCGGTTGACCATCACCTAACCCACCCAGCCTCCCCCACCCCACACCCAGCCCGCACCAGCGGGCTTTTTTACACCATGACCAAAACCAAATTCGCGAAGAACACCAACCCATGGACGGGCGAAAAGCCAGCAAAAAAGCCCATGACCATCATCGACCCGGAAGCGCTGGAAATCTGCGACGACCCATTGCCAACTGCGCGATCCGCACCAGAGGGCAAGTATTCGGCCAAGTTCGCCGCGCTGGCCTACGGGCAATGCCTCAAGTGCCCGCCAGGCGCAGCGCCCAAGATAGCCACCGCCCTGAAAAAGTGGCTGGATGTGAACAAGAAACCCGGCTCTGTGCGCAGCACATTGCGCTATGCAGACGACGGCACGGGCCGCGTGTGGCTCATTGCACCGCAACAGAAGGCGCTCAAGATGGCGGCATAAATGCCAGCAGACACCTCCCTCCCCCAGGGCTCCAGCCCGTTGCACGGAGACGCAAGCAAGCCCTACCCATGCGCCCAGCAGGCCACACCCCCAGGCAGCGCTTGGAGCATCCATTACGGCTACTGCCGCACCAGCCTGGACTGGCACCCATCCTATGCACTCGTCGGGAGTGCAGACCCCAGGTGCCCACAAGACTGCCAGCACAAAGCCCCGCAGCACGTGGCCCTGATGTTCGCAGACGTGTACCGGAGCCAAGGTAACAAGGCCGCAGCGGCAATGGCTGTGGCGCACAGGGAGAGCGCATGACACCCACCAATGCCCTCACGGGCCGCGCTCTCGACTACGCCGTGGGCGTCGCCGTCAACGGCGTGTATTCGCCCGCGAAGGCCGACCGCAAGGCCGGATGGTTCTGGCCCCGCACAAGCATCACCACACACGGCTACAGCCGCATTGCCCCAGTGTTCCACGACGACCCAAAGTGGATTCCAAAGCTTTGGCAGTTTGCCGGAAAGCGCATGTCTCTCGTGTGCACAGAAGGAATCTGGACAGCAGCACTTGCAGGCGGCGAAGTGACGGGCGAGACGCTGCAAATCGCGCTGTGCAGGGCAATCGTACTGCGCGAAATAGGCCCCTCGGTCGAGGTGCCGAATGAATATCAGGAGTGAGCATGACCATCACCGACACCGAAACCCTCTACCGGAAAGTCGGGCGCCGCTACATCCCCGCTTACAGCCTTGCGGACTGGAGCTACGACAAGGACTTGATGCCCGTGGGCAGCTTCCGCCTTGTGCACGCCTACAGCGACGGCGGGCGCCGGTATGCCTACGACGTCACCCCCGACACAGCGGCGTGGGTGGCTGCTGCCACGCTGGCATTGCACACCATGACAGAGGCCATCCACAAAGCCAACCAACACACGATTGCCAGCGGTACGCCGTGGACAAAGAAGCAACAGGCCGCCATCGCGCAGGCCAATTCAATCCTTGAGGCCGCTGGCATCTGGAGCAGGCGCGGATGGACGACAGCGCAGGCATACGACGTAGCGCAGGCGGGTATTGATGCCGTCACGCAGTGGGCAAATCAACCAAAGGACACGAAATGACGACACAACACCCAGAAGCGCTGCGACTTGCAGATGAGCTTGACGCAGTACCAGAAACTGGCGCAGACCCGCAGACGATTCAAGAAGCCGCCGCAGAACTGCGCCGCCAACACGCCCGCATCGCAGAGCTGGAAGCCAGGATCAAGGCTATGGCCGAGGAACACGCGGACGAGCTGATGGTGGCACACATGGACGGGAGAATGCGTGTCGCACAGCCTGCGGGAGCACAGCAGCCCACCACCCAGCCAGCGCCCCAGCAGGAGGCGCAGGAGCCGGTGGCGTGGTATGTGACGGGGGGTAGTCGGCTGCTAGATGAGGACGAAGCAAAGGCCGAAGTACGGCGCATCGGCGGGACGGCAAGGGCTATGCCGCTCTACACCACCCCACAGCCCACCCATGCGCAGGCCGGGGCGGTGCCTCTCAGCGCTGGGCAATACAACATCTTGGTCGAGGACTTGTCAGAGTGGAGTCGGCATGTAGAAGTTGATACCGCGCCACGGTCGCTTGAAGAACACATCCACCAAGTCTTTGCAATCCACGGCATCAAAGGAGGCCAGCATGGAGCCGAGTGACGAACTGGAAGCACTGGCGAAGCGCCACGGCGCACTGAGCTACCGAAACAGGGCTGACACACAGCACCCAGCCTATGGGTTTACCGAGGACGGGCTAAATGGCCTGATTGGTGAAGTCCTCGCAAAGTGGGGCACACCACAGCCAGTTGTGCGGGAGCCGCTGACGGATGCGGAGATCGCAGAAGAAATCGTGGAGCGTGGCGTGATGGACGTTGCATGGCCAAGTCAGCGCAGGCTGAACCAGTTTGCCCGCGCAATAGAGCGCGCACACGGCATCACGCAGAAGGGAGGCGGCTGATGCGAGTCAAGGATATGGATGTTGGAACCAAGCTGGCTTGCTCCAGGCACGGGGGGGCTTGTTTCGCTGACGGAAGGCATGAAAAAGGACCAGCGCCGCGACAAGCGAGCGCCCATCGACTGAGATAACCGGCTGGCTTGCCAGTCCGGTTGATGGACGGGTTGGCAGGCAAAACGTAACTACGGAGTGATGATGACTGAAAAAGTGACAATCGGGAATTGCGAACTGTGGCACGGCGACTGCCGCGAAGTGCTGCCGCTGCTGCCGCCCGTGCATGCCGTGATTACAGACCCGCCATACGGCATGGCGCTGGATACCGACTTCTCGGGCATGAACGGATGGAGCGGCAAGGGCCACAAGTACGCGCCGATTGTTGGCGACGGTGAACGCTTCGACCCGGCGCACCTGCTGGGCCTGGGCCGCGTGCAGGTTCTATGGGGCGCGCAGTATTTCTGCCATTCGCTGCCGGAGCGCGGCGGCTGGATGGTGTTCAACAAGCGCGGCGATGGCGCACCTTCTGAGATTTGCTTTGGCGACTGCGAACTGGCATGGGTCAGCGAAGGCCAAGCGGTGCGGCTGTATTCGCAGATGTGGCACGGCGTTGCGCGCTGGCGCACTGAAGGCCGCGAACACCCGACGCAGAAGCCCATAGGGTTGATGGCCTGGTGCATGGACAAAGCCAAGGTGCGCGCGGGCGAAACGGTGCTCGACCCCTACATGGGCAGCGGCAGCACCGGGGTTGCAGCCATGCAGACCGGGCGCAAGTTTATCGGCGTGGAGATGGTGCGCGAATACTTCGACATTGCTTGCGAGCGGATCAGCCGCGCCCAAGATCAGGGGCAGCTACTGCCGCCCGAAGAACCGAGACAGCCTGTGCAGGAAGGGCTGTTGTGAAACCTAACGCCTGAATTAAGCCGCGCCGTAGGCGTCGGATTGAATTGCTTGTTAGGTGCCGTGGCGCCGGAGCGCGCGATTGTTTTCTGTGTCACACAATTCTTTTGCTTGACCCCTTGACAATGTTTGATTGATGTACTACAGTACACCCATCGACACACAAACCCGGAGCAAGCAAATGACAAAGACCACGAACCTTTACCAAGTGCGCGAATTCATCGGCACCGCTTACAGCAAGCAGCTTGGCCGCCGCCTTCGCGTGCGCACCGACGCGCAGCGCCTTGTGCGCATGCTGAAGAAGCAAGGCCGAGACGTGTTTGCGACCCCGGTGCGGATTTCCGCATGACCAGGGGCGGCGCAGGAAGGGGGCAAGGCCGAAAGGCTTTGCCGGCCGAAGAAGCAACCAAGCCGCGCAGCGTGCGGCTAAACGATGTCAGATGGGAAAAGCTCAAGAGGCTTGGCGCCGAGTGGCTGGCAAAACAGATTGACAAGGCAAAGGAGCCGCAATGAATTTTACAGAGGAAGAGATTGAGGCCATTGCAGACCACATGAAAACCGCTGGGTTTGATGTGCCGCAAGACTGGGACGCGGAGCCCATTGGTTTGCTGGCAACTGCAATTCTTGAGGCGCTGGATGTGCCGCACGAGTAAGACACATAACGCCAATTAGGCGACGCCCCAAAGTCGCCCAATCCGCACATCGCCTAAGCGCTATCGCTTAGGCAAACCTAACCCCAGCAAACCCGCCTCGTGCGGGCTTTTTTTTGCGCATGACCACCACACTCACTTGGCAAGCAGCCGACAGGGCCTACCAAGCCCATCACACCGGCTGCCCCCAATGCCGAGCGGCAGGCACAAGCCCAAACACCCAGCAGCGCTGCCCCGAGGGGGCGCAGCTCTGGGGCACCATCAAAGACTTGCAAGCGCCGTGCGGGATTGGCGCGGGATGCTATTTGGCTGGCGTGGCCTGATTATCGTTTGTCGGCCACGCATCCCTCAGGGTTTGGACATCAGAGGCGTGCCCTGCAGCCGCTTGCGCCATGTCTGAATATCGTCGTGCGCAGTGCTCAAATACGACTGTTGCGGTAGCGGCGTACTGATCGACGGCCTCGCGGGAAGCACTGCGGATTCGGTCGGGCACGTCGGCAATGTCGCCCCGCAGCCCATCAAGCTCAGCGCGCAGGCGATCAGCATCGCGCTTGTTCTGAGCAGCGCGGATTTCCGATTGTCGTAGGGCTGCATTGGCATTCTCCCGGTAGTGTTCTGTGAGTTTCAGTGCCGTCTTCGCGGACGAGGCGACGGCCTCTGCGTGTTCCAGCTTGAGGCCGGCGATCTGCTCGCCGTAGCGCGTGTCTTGCACCTGCCACGCAGCTCCAAAGGCCAGTACGCCAGCGATGGCAGCGGCTGCAATGTGTGTTGCAAAGGGCATCATTCCCACCACCCCCACCAATTGATCCACATGGCCAGGATGATCGGGTTCATTGCAGGCCCCTTTCACACAGCTCACGCTCCGCTGCCCTGCGCTTGACCAGCCCCGGCAGCTCGCGCCCACCAGCCCGTGTCCAGCGGCTCAGTTCCGCGCAGGCCCCGGCCATGTCGCCTGCGTTGGCCTTGCGCGCCAGGGTGGAGTCACAGAATGCTTTGTTCCCCACGTTGAACGCGAAGCTCAAAAACGCGGCCTTTTGGCCGTCCGTCATGGGGCGCTTGATGCAGTCGAGTGCGGCGGCGTGTTTGAGTAGGTCGCCGTACAGCATGTCTTCGCACTGCTGGCGCGTGTACTTTTGGCCCATGCGCAGCTCTGGCCCGGTGTGGCCTACGCAGGCGGTGATGATGCCGATGGGGTCGCGGTAGCTTTGCAGTACCGTGCCTTCGTAGAGCATGACCAGCGGTACTGCAAGCGCTGTAGCCCCGGCGCCGATTTTGGCGGCGAGCTTTGCGCGGCTCATTGGAACACCCACTCAAGGATGCGCGGAACGATGAACGATGCCAGCAGCGCCAAGGTACCCCACACGCCTGCCGTGACCCATTTGCTGGTTTGGGCTTGCATGGGCTCTGCCTTTTCCAGCTCTGCCACGCGGATAGATAGACGCTCGTTGCTGTCGGCAATGAGTTGGCGCAGGACTTCTTCCTGGTCGCGGCATCGCAGTTCGTGCAACCGCTGGCGCTCCTCGACACGCTCCAGGGCTTTGAAGGCGCGTTCTTGCGCGAGGATGGTTTGCGTCTGACGCTCCTCGACGATGGCCAGCTTTGTGAGCGCATCGGCCATTTTGGCGATGCCGTGCTTCATCTCGTTCATGTCCTGGGCAAGGCCCTCAATTTTTGTTGCGAGAACCTGCACGTTTTTGTCCTCCGCTCTGCGGTTGAGTTGTTCTGTCATGGCACCCTCCGCTCGAAAATCGGCGTTCCCGTGCGGTACTCATCAGGGTAGTTTTTGCGCTCGAATTCCTTGATGTATGCGTTCTTGCAGTGCCCCGGCCCTTGCCAGAAGAACAGTAGGTCGATCAGCGGCATGAACAGCTTGCCCATGATCTTGCCGTCTCGGTGTGCCCGGTAGCAGCGGGCAGACAGGGTTTCGTCAGCGTAGGAAACCGTGCCGTCAAGCGGGGGAATCAAGGCGTTCACGAGCTGGTCAAATGCAATGAAGCACTGCTCGCCGTAGGCTTTGAGTAGCGTCCAGAATCTCATGGCGCATCCTCAATCGACGCAGGCCAGCCGCCGGTGCAGTCGTAGCTCTCCGGCGTTGCGCTGGCTTCCATCGCCACGCGGTGTGTCTCAGCCGCTGCAAAGATGGCGGCATCGCTGGCAGCTGTCGCGGTGAAGATGCCCTGTGCCAGTGCGGGCGTCATTTCGACAAAAACCGGTGGCGGGGTTGTGGTGAGCGTCTTCCACATCAGGCCCGCAGGGATGGCGTTACCCATCATCGCCAGAGCGATTTGCTGAATGCGTGAAGGGTCGTCGCTGTGGAACCAGTGCGTGCCCACCTTGACGCCTAGATATTTGCGCCGATCGCGCTCGTGTTTGATGCGCTCCCACGCTGCGGCCTGTCTCTCTGCCAGTGGGCCGGGCGGCGGTGGCGTCAGTGTCTCGCCGTCCCACAGCCAGCCGATGGCGCCTGTGTCGGCTGGGACACACACGGCATCCGGGTACACAGCCTGTGCCTCTGCCACGGGGGCGACGATGGTGTTGACGACAACACCTCCGATGATGATGTGTGTTGTCATGCTCAATACTCCAGAATAATGCCGCCAGGCTGTCCCGGATTGCCTGATGCGGTATCGCTAGACCCTCCTCGACCGAAGCCGGTGACCGGTGCTGCGCCAGGCTGCATCGTGCCGGTCCAGCTTAGACCTGCTGTGTACGAAGGGCTGATGATCACTTGCCCCGAGCTACCGGCATCGAGACCTGTGTACGTTGTCCCGTTGATCGTGATCTGCGTCGTCCCCGCAGCAGCGCCGATGGCGTATGTGTATGCAGTCGCAGGCGTGGTGGCCGCGACAAACACAGCAGTCGATCCTCCCGCGCCACCTGCGCCAGAGAGCGAACCGTTCCCACCGCCCCCTGCTGCGCCGCCGTTTGTGAGCCAGAACTTCGCAGTACGCACGCCTAGCGGGCAAGTCCACGATGTGCCACTTGTCAGCACCTCCATCGCAACATGCGGCCCCACGCGCACGCAGTGGAACGCCGCGCCGTCGCACTGGATCAGCAACGTCATGCCAGGGCGAATCGCGCCGCTGGTCACGCCGTCGATCAGCTCTGAGCCGTTCGGATCAGCAGTGATCGTGCCCGTGCCTATGTTGCGCACGTAGCACCACCACCCCGCGCCCAGCGTTGCGGCTGCAGTAAGGCCCAGCGTCCAAGTGCCTGAGCAGTCGATGAGCGCGCCCTTGTCGGCCACCGCCAGCGTGTAGGCGCTGGTTTTTGCAGCGCGGGCCATGCTGCCCGGTGAGACTTTCGCAGTCCACTCCACGCCCGTTTCGTCGCTTTTGACACGGAGGTTTTTCAGCGCCTGCCCCGCCAGCGCGGGAAGCCCTGCCGCAGCACCCGCCGCCGCTGCATACGTCTGCGACATGTCACGCGCATCTTCTGCCGCGTCTTTCGCAAGCACGGCATTGGCCCGAGCCGTGTCGGCTGCTGTTGCGTGCCCGCTTGCAGTGGTGGCGCTGGCACTGGCGTTGCCCGCTTGGGTCGTCGCAAGCGTGACCTGCGCAGCCGCGTCAATTACCGCCTGCTCTGCATCTCCGACAGCCGCATTGGCATCGTTCACCGCAGTGTTGAATTCGGGCGCTGCAGTCTGCATCCACTGGGTAAACGCCAGCGCCTCGGCGGCGAAGTTGGTTCCCAGCGGGTTCGGCGCCGCTGGTGGGGTTGGGATGGCCATCAGATAAGCCCTTTCACTTCAATGGATGCGTAGGAATAGGAATACAGAGCAAGATCAAGCGAGTAGCTGACCAGGCCATAGACCACGGTTGAATCGAAGCGCGGCTGGCCGGAGAGCACCAGCACCGGGGTGCTGGCGATCTGGTCCAGTCGCCGCGCGATGCGGTCGAATGCCGTGTTTTCCAGCAGCGTTTGCGTGCTGACCTTGCGGGCGTAGCCGCGCCGCTTGATCGTGGCTGCGCCGAAGGTGTCGAACGTCACAGTGCTGTAGTCCGTGCCAGAGCGCTTGAGGCCCAGCAGTTCACCACCCGCATCAAACGGCACACCGGGCACGCACATGCCGCACTGCGCCGTGGCGCCAGGGGCGGACAGGGTAAGCGTGATGCTCTGCCCCGGCACGGTGGGCAGGCCCTCAAAAATGGCCTCTGTGCGAAATTCGGGTTCGCTGAAAAAATACTCTGCCCAGTCAGAAATCAGGCTGGTGTCCCACAGGCTCACCGTCTTGTCATAGACCGTTGTGACGCCGTGCACAGATACGCACTGCGCCGTTTTTGCGCGCACGTTGAGCAGGGCCACGGTGGGCGCGCCGATGGGGGTGATCGTCACGGCCAGGCTGTCCGCACGGGTGGTGACGGTGCCGACTTCGCCGTCAAACATCGCCCATTTGTTGGACGGGCCAGCGTCTGACCACCACGCCTCCGACCCGGCAGCGCCAGGCGTGTGCCCGGTGTTGCTGGCCTGCAGGCTCAGCCATGTGCGCAGGTTGTACGTGACCTGCGCACCGCTGGCGTAGGTGGTGCCCGCTGCGTAGTCTGCATGGGCGTTGGCAGCGTTGGTTGTCACCATGCCGCTGGTGACGGCGATGGGGCGCACTATGTTCATGGGGTGTCCTCTGCCATCACGATCTGCTGCTCAATCCCCCGACTGGTGTCCGAGGTGTTCTTGGCGATCTGCGCAAGGGCCGCCATGAGGTTTTTCTCCAGGTCTTCCACCCGCTTGTTGAGCTTGGCGTTCATGTCCTTGAGTTCGGCCACCATCTCATTGCCCTGGGCGTTTGCCAGGGTGTTGATGCCGATGGCCTCCAGCTGCCGCGCATCGCCGTACACGCTGCCAAATGCCGCGTTGTATTCGGCCTGCGTGCTGTAAAGCTCCTTGTCCAGCAGCGTGGTTGCCAGTTGCTGGTATTTGCCAATGGCCTCGTTGTCGCCCGTGGAAGCACCGGCAAACGCCTGCGCGTACTGGCGCTGCATTTCTGCCAGGGTGGCACCTGCGCTCAGCGTGGTGCGCTGCTCATCAATCAACAGCCCGTCAGCAAAGCCGCGCATGGCGTCGCGCAGATACGTCATGCTGTCGATCAGCGCTTGTGTTTCTGCGGGGACGCCCTTGAAAACATCAAGCGCCACATCGAACAAGGCTTTGTACTGTGCCTCGGTCACACTGCCCTTCGCGAGCGCTGCGCCGATGCGGGTGAATGCCACCTCGAAACCTTGGGCGTTGTACTGTGAAATTCCATCGAGCAACAGCGATGCGTCCCGAATACCCGCCGCATCCAGCTCAGCAAAGGCAGGACTTTTTGCCAGCTTGACTGCAGCCGCTGCAGCGTCGGCTGTCGTCAAAACGCTGGCCGCTATCCCTGCCGCTTCTGCAATGGCGTTTGCCCTGCTGATGGAATCAGCGGTCTCGGTGTTCTCAAGCATGGCGAGACCGTAAGCGCCTGCACCCTTGAACCCTTCAATTGCGGCTCTTGTAGACTCTGAAAACACATGCTGAACGCTGCCGAGTCGGTTAATGACCTCGGTCGCTTTTGCGATGGGCTCAGCAGCTACTTCAGCAGCTTGGGTAAAGTCATTTGACAATGAAATCAGCGACTTGAAGTAGAACTTGATGCTTTCAAGCCCCGCCATACCAATCCCGTAATTGGCGCCTTGCTGCACGGCAACTACATCTGCGATGGTGCCGAGAGAATCAGCCGCCCCTGGCAGCGCCTCGTTCAACGCCTCAACGGCGCGCGTGAATTGATCGGTAGTGATCTTCCCGGTATTGAGGGTGCCTTTTAGGTTGTCAAGCGCCTGGCCGTAGGCAACAGCACCGCCGCCGATGCGATACAGACCAGTTTCACTATCCCTGCTGTATAGGCTAGCAGTGGACGCTGCAGCCCGCGCATTACGTATCGCTGCCAGCCCCGGCTCATTGGTAGAGAAGCCTGTCCCAGACGTTGCCGCATACAGAGCTGCACCGCTGACGGCATCACGAACTGCATTGCTCATGTCGCCAGAAGCGCCCACGATAGCCTGCTGGATGGCTTGTCTAATAGGCCCTGTGACCGTGTCGTATTCATTGGGGGCTGCCCTCTGGAACAGGTCCCCCAAAAGCCCAGAAACGTTTTGAATGCGCAGCGCATTAAAACTGGCATCGTTGATGGCTTGCCCAATCAAGCGCCGCTGCATCATGCCGTACTGGTAGTTGTAGCCCGCTGCTGTGGTGCCCTCTTCCCAGCGCGGCAGTTCGTACTTGCCGTTCATGTATTTGCCGCTTGGGTCGGCAAAGGCGCGCTCGGTCACTGCAGCCAGCAGGCCAGCCGCATCGCCAGCTTTCAGCAGGCTGTCGCGCAGGGTGTTGAATTGTTCGGCGCCATCGGCATAGGCTTCGATCTGCTTTTGCAGCGCTTCGGCGGCCTGCTTTTCTTGCGCGCGCTGGGCGGCGAGGCGGTCTTTGCGCTCAAGGGATGCAGCATCTACGGCCCGCCCAGCGGCTTCGGTGATGCTTGCAAAGGCTCCAGACACTCCGAGCAGCGCGACGACGGCTTGCGCGCCAGACTCTCCGAGCGCCATCTGGCTTTCGACCAGGGCGCGGAATTCCTGGCGCGTCTGCGGCATCTGCAAGCCCACTTCAGCCAGGGCCTTGGTGATGTCGCGGGTGGTGTTGGCTACCTTCTCGGCCTCGGAGTAGAAGGCGTCGTAGTAGGCCCCTGCAACAGCCTGGAATGCGTCTGCACCACCAAAGCGATCCGCGAAGCTGCTGGCAGCGTCTGCACCGGCGATGGATGCCTCCATGAGCGTCCATCCCAGCTTGTCGAACACGCCATTGACGGTGGTGATGCTGGTCGCCAGGCGTGTCAGGGTATCGATGGCTTTTTCGCCTTCGCGCGCATATTCGCTCGCCGCGTAGGTGGTCTCTTCAATGGTGCGGGTGACGGTCTGCATCGTGCCGTCACCCCAGTCGCCCATGCCGCCCGCGAGCGTCTCTGTGACTTCGCGGGTCGTGGTGGTCAGCGTGCCCAGCACCTGCTTGGCAAGCTCATTGCTGCCTGTGGCCAGGGCGTCCTGCAGGGCCTTTTGAATGCCCGCCTCGTCAAGGCCCTTGGTGCTGACCTTGAGCGATGTGGTGAAGCTGGCGATCTTGTCCGTCTCCAAGCCCAGCACGGTGGCGAAGGTGCCCACCTGCGCCTGGATGGATTTGAAGGCGTCGGACAGGCCCTTAGACACCGTGGGGTCGAGGTCTTTGTACTTGGTTTTGTCAGAGCGCAGCCAGCCGCCCTTGTAGAAGTCGAAGCCGCGGCCTTCAAAACCGGCTTCGCCGCCCAGCGTTCCTTCAATGCCGCTGTCTTTGAGCTTGCGGCCAAAGGCGCGATTGATGAGGCCGCCGATCACGCCAGCGATGGGGCCGAAGAAAGCACTGGCAATGCCTGCGATGGCGTTGACTCCCTTTCCCGCGGAGTAGCCGCCTGACAGCATGGAGCTGATGCCATAGCCTGCCAGGCCGCTGCCCAACATGCCCACGCCCGCCCCCACGCTGCTGCCCATGCTGGTGAGCGCGGGCGGGCCCATGCCGTCAGCAGCCATTGCGGACAGGCCCAGCGACTGGCCCGCGCCGGAGGCAGCGAAGCTGCTGAAAGCGGATGAGATGGAGCCGCTGATGCCGTTGGTGAGCGCGCTGTAGATGTTGCTGCCCGCGTTGAGGATGCCCCCAAGCCCACCCACCCCAGCCGCGCCTGTGGCGGCATTGGCCGTGCCTGCGAGCCCCATCATCCCCGTGAGCGCACCAGAAATCGGCGACAGCACCGCGCTGATGACCGGCCGCAGCACCATGGTCTTGAACATGTTCACCACGGTGTCACGCAGGTTCTTGGCGAAGTCTTTCCCGGACTCGAATCCGCGCATCAAGGAATCAGTCAGCGATTGATTGATGCTGTCGGTGGTTTTCTGCCATTCGTCGGCGGCTTTCTTGGCTGCATCTACCGCGACTTCTTTGGCAGCGCCTGCCTGCTTTGCTTTTGCAAGATCGCGGTAGGCTTGCGCCTGCTGCTTGAGTGCGTCGTAGGTCTGTTGATCCAGGTTGCGATCCATCGCCTTGATGGCCTGCAACTCAAGATCAGTTGCCATCATCTCCAGCTTGGCCGCGTCAAGGTCTGCAATGGCCTCTTTGCTCAGGCCCATGCGCTCGGTGGCTTCGATCTGCGCGGTGATGTCCGCTTGGATTTTGTCCAGGCCAGCGGACAGGGATGTGAGGTACTTTTCGCGGGCTTGTGCGGCGTCGGTGTTGGCTTTGGCGAGGGTTTGTTGCTCTTTGGCTTCTTCCTTCGCCAGCGCCACGGCGAATGGCTGCTTTTGGATAAGATCGTTGACGTAGGCGACGTACTGCGCTTCGCTGACGTTGCCCTTTGCGCGCTGCTCTTGTGCCGCTGCTAACTCTTTGTGGTAGGTGCTAGACACCCCGGCAAGTTCTGCGTAGATGCGCTGCTGGTCGGCAAGGTCTTTATTCACAGCCTTGATGCCAGCCGACCCCTTGCCCTTGTCCGAGAACTGGTCCCGGATAGCCTTTTCGCCGCGTGCGATGGCGTCCGGCGACAGCAGAGCAGACGCCGGGTTTGTGGCCTTCAGCTTCTCGATGTGGCGGGCGTATTCTTCCAGCGCCTTGTTCATCTTCTGCTGGTTCGTCAACCCGCTGGTCTGCGTCTTTTGCAATGCATCCGTAGCCGCGATGGCATCTTTCTCCGCCTGCGTGCGCTGGGCTTGTGCTTCTGCGCCTCGGCGAAGCATCCGCTCTTGCTCTGTCAAGTTGGCAAGCTGCTGCTCCAGTTCAGCGAGCGGGGTGTCCCATGGCATGCTGAATGGGCGGTTCTTGTCCTGCCCTTTGGCCTGCGCGATCTTTGCGCGTATGTTGTCGATTTGCGTGCCCAGCGAGTCGGCGCGCCCGACGTTCAGCATGGCATCCCATCCGCTCTTGGCTGCGTCCTTGATGGCTTTCCATGCGCCCTCGATGGCTCCGAGGTTCTGGGTGATCTGTGCGCTGCGGTTGTTGAGTGCGTCCGCGTAGGTGGTTTGCGCCAGGGCTGCGGCGTCGGCTTCGCGCCCCTGGTCTTTCAGGGCCTTGATCTGTTCGTAGATGGACGCTGTGAGGTAGTTGGTTTCCTCGTTCAGCTTGCGCGATGCGTCAACCGGCGATGCGCCGAGCTCTGCAAAGCGCTTGACGGTTTCAGAAATGGCCGTGCCGGTTGTGCGCTCGAACTTGATTGCGACTTCGCTGAAGTATTCCAGGCTCTGCGATGCCACGCGCCCGCTGGATGCCATTTGCGCCAGGGCTTCGGCGGCTGCGCCCTGCGTGCCCACGACAGAGCTGATGCGCCCTGCCATTTGCTGCATTTGCGCGGCGGTGGTGCCTGCGGCGTTGCCCGTCATCACCAGCGCCATGCGGTAGCCATCGGCTTCTGCGCTGCCCTGCTTGTAGGCCACGGCAATACCGGCCACTGCGGCGGCGGCGATGGTAAACGGGTTTACCAATCCGGCGACGTACCCACCCATGGCGCGGGCTGCATTTCCAACGCCACCGAACATGTCTTTAAGCTGCCCGCCCTGCTGCATCAGCACTTGCATTGCTGATTGCCCGCCTTGCAGGCTGACAACAATGTCGGTGAACTGCATTGGAACTTGGCGCAGCGCGGCAGTTGTTTGCTTTGCAGACATGCCCATTGCATTAAGGCCGGTCGTTGCAACGCGCTGGGCGGCTTCGGCTTTCTTGAGGTCGGCAAGGTAGGGGGCCAGCGCAGACAGGTCAGCACCTTTGACGGATGCCATTTTTTCAAAGTAGGCGGCATTGCGTGCGCCGCCCGCTTCCAATTCAGCATTAAGGCGCTGAACCTGTCGGATCATGGACGCGGTAATACCGTCCAGTTTCTGTGCTGCTGGCGCGGCCTTGTCGCCAATCCCGCCCACTGCTCCCGCCGCCTTAGTAGCCGCCTGCTCCACGCCAGCGGCCATGCTTTGCGAGCTGGCCTTGATCTTCTCAAAAACGGGCGTAGCTTCATCCTGCGCGCCGATGATCAGATTCGCGTGCGGATTGGTTCTTTCAGCCATGTCTTGCCCATTGAAAAACCGCCCGTAGGCGGCTTAGGTTTCGGCCCGGTTTTCGGCCATCTGTTTAAGCGCGGCGCTCTCCAAAACTTGCACGTCTTGGAACAGCTCCATCCACTCATTTTGGGTGTCTGTCTCTCGGTCTAGAAGCGGGTAGATTGCCTCATACCGCAAGCCCGTAGGCCCGCCCATTGCCATGTTCCACTGTGTCTGAACGCGAGAGAACAGGACAAAGGCGCGCCAGTTATCAGGCCAGACTTCAATGCACTGGTCTTGCTGGCGCGCTGCCAGCGCAGCGAGAAAAGCATTTGCCGGTGCCGCCTCTTCTTTTGCGTAGAGCGCGGCCCCGGCTTCCCTCAGTTTCCCAAGCGGCCTTCCGTCACTGCGGTGCGGTAGGTTTCCATGATCGCGGCGGCTGCGGCTGGCAGTTCGTCGGCCAGTTGCTGCGCGTTGGACTTGTTCAGGTCTTCATCGAGGTTCCAGCTTTCCAGAACGTCGAGGATGTATTCGGCGTTTTGGCCCGCCGTCTTTTCCATGAGTTCGGCCATGCTGAACTTGTCGCCTTCGGGCTTATCTTTCGCGCCAGCGGCTTCAATGAGCTTGTCGATGAATACGCCAAATTCCGAGCGGGTGCGGTACTTGAACATGCACTCGATAGAGCCTTTGCCGCCTTCCAGCATGTCGAATGTGACGATGCGCTTGAAGTTCTTGGGGCGGTTGCCGAGCTTGATTTTGGAGGCCATGGTGTGGGGGTCTTTCGCAGAGTATTGATAAACGCCCTTGCCCAGCCCGCCCGCCCTGCGAAGGACGAAACGAGCCGGGTAGGTGCGGGGGTGGCTTGCGCCGTGGATCAGTAGGAGATGGAGCGGCCCAGCACAGTGATGGCGGCATCAACCGTGTTCACCTGATTGCTATTGAGCTTGGGCATTTCCGAAACGCTCATGTAGCCGTAACCATAGGTCACAGCGCCGCCAGAAATGACCTGTTTGAAGGCCACTTTGGACAGATTGCGGGAAATGCCAACCATGGTCACGTAATTGGCTTGCGATGGGTCGTGCGCCAGGGAAAGCGTGATGCTGGTTGCGTTGAAGCCGGTGGGAATCTTCAGGCTGTTGCGCTTTGCCAGGAGCTGAACGTCCGTAAACCGGGCGTCACCACCAGAGCCGCTGATGGTCATCACTTGCGGGATGGCCGTCCAACCGCTGATCTTCTGTGCAGTGCCGGTGCCAGTGCCAGCCGGGAAATAGCCGGTGTTGCTGGTGTCCAGGCCCTGAATACTGAAGCTGTTAGCGTCAATGACAGTGACCTTGTAAACGGAATCCGTCGCGTCTTCCCAGCCGGAAGTGAGCAAGATTTCGTCGTTGGTCGCATAGCCGTGGGCCGTGCAAGTTGCAACGGCAGGATTGGCATTGGTAAGCGCAGAGATTGTCTTTGCAGACGCGAATGTCTGCGAGAACTGCTGGGATGAACCCTCAGGAAAATATAACGCCATGGTGGGCCTTTCAGAAGTGAAAAAACCCGCCGAAGCGGGTTTGGTGACGCCCTCATCGGGCAACGAAAAAGCCCCGCCGAATTGCTCCGGTGGGGCTTTGCTGGGGGGGCTTTTCAGCCCTTAATCAGTGCGGTGTCAGGCTCTCGCGCCCCACACCTTGAATGTCTGTAATGCGCCTTTGAGTTCGCCTGGTTGCTGGCCTTCGTCGCCTTCTACATAGGCGTCTGATGGCTCTTCTATGGGTGACGCAACAAACCCAACACCGGGCGCGATTGCGCATAGCTCTGCTTCCACTGCGCGCAGCAGGTCAAACGCGGCTTTCTTGCTATCGGCCCATGCGTTCACCTGAATGAATGCGTTGCGCTTGTCTGGTGCGCTGTTGTCCAGGAATCGGAAGGCCGTGCCGCCGATGTGCTGCCATGTCAGGTAGGGCCGGGCCGTGCCGTAGGGGGCCGTAGGCGACAGCACGCGGGGGCAGTGCAGACGCATGCGTGTCAATAGTTCTTCTTCCAGTGCCATTTATGCCCCGCCGTAGTAAAGGCCATCAAGGCGCTTTTGTAGTTCTGCCTTCATGGCGTCGATTGCTTCGCCTTCAGCCGCGCCAGCACGCCGGATGAATGCGCGGCCTGGGTGTTGGATTGGGGTTTGCAGTGGCGACTTCTTGAGCGTGTACCACTGGCCGTTTTTGCCCATGTAAACCTTGTAGCGCTGAATCCAGCCGTGCTCCAGCAGTCGCCCATGCGGTGCCTTGGTGACATTCCACGAGATGCGATACAGCGCTGATTTGCCTTCCTGTGAAGACTCTTTCATGTACGCCTGATAGATGGCGCTTTTCAAGTTGCCGGTCTTTGCGCCCATGCCTGCAACGTTCAGGTGCACGCGGTCATAGAGCACTTGCGCACCGGCCTGGGCAACGGGCCGGATGGCGTCGCGCACCGCTTCGCCCATCTTGTCCATGAGCGCCGCGATGCCGTCGATTTCCGATGCGTCGCAGAAAAACGCTTCAGAGGACGGGCCGGTCAGGGGTTGTCTGCGCCTGCGTGATCCGCCGCGTCCATTTGCCATTACTGCACCGCCTTACACGCCAAATCCACAAACTCGCGTCGTGCCGTGTCAGACAGGACGGCTTCTATGTCGTACACCGCCAGCCCAATCAGCACGCGCATTCCTGCCGTGATGTCGCTGCGAAATCGGATCCGGATGCTGGCGCGCACGGTCGAGACTTCCGCGTCTGCTTTGATGGCTTCGCTGCCTGACAGGTGTTTGACGTTCGCCCACACGGTCGCGTGCGTTTCCCAACCTTCTGGCAATGGTTCGCCCCAGTCGTTCGTTCCACCTGTGCGGCGCTGGATAACGCAGCGGGTTGAGAGGCGTCCGGCTTGCATCATTCAACGGCCTCAGCCTGCACCATCTTCACGCCAGCCAGGGTGAGGTCTTGTGAGGGCGTCATTGTGCAGCCCTCACTTCAAACCCCGTAACCACAAGCCGCAGCGGACCGGTTGCGTAGACGCCATGACCCAGGCCATCTCCGCCGCCCAAAACGAAGCCAATGCGGCTTGCTCCGTCCAGTGCAGCAGCGAACTCAGCCGGGTTGGTAGCAGCGGTCCCGCCCATCACAGCGCCCCATCTTGGGTCATCCAGGCGCGCAGTCATCACAAGCTCGCCTGAACGTGGGTCAGCCACAGTGCCAAACTTGGCATACCAGCGATACCAGCGGTACTGCCCTTCTCCCGTCCACATATCACCACCCTGCTGGACGTAGAGTGTGATTAGGCCCTTGGCATCGGGGAATTTAACGGGCACCAGCTTAGTAGTTGGATCAGCCTCAATCCGCAGGCGAAGGGTGATCGTCTGGTCAGGCGTGAGCGGGCCGGTAGGCACCGTGACGTAATGCACATGCCCTTGCTCTCGCGTTGGGTATGGCACATCAATAAACCAGCCTTCTGGATGCGCTGACGGATGCAGAGGAACTCCCTTGCTCGCGTTGTCGCCCCACATGATCGGGCCGATCTCCCAAGCAGCAGGGTCCATCAGGCTTGCTGGGGGCTTCTCGATCTCTTGAGAATATGCACCGCCGCCGCATCCGGGCAGCAGCGATAGGAACATTGCGACGATTAAGGTGCAGCCCAATAGGCGCAATTTGGTATTTCGTTTCATGGCAGCCTCATCTTCTGCTTGGTGTAAAGCTCAGTGGCTTCGATCTGAGACAGAGTGGATTGAGCACCGCGCACGATGAGGCTGTAAAGGCGACCGTTGAAGTGTCGGTTTGGCGTAGGTTGCCCTCCAATATAGAGCGGGCCATTGCGGTAGTTTCCGCCTCCGCTAGCAGCAGTGTTCGTCGCCAACTGCACACCGTTTGCACGTAGGGTAGCCGTCCGTGTCGCAAGGTCCGCGATACCGGCAACCACTGCATTACTGTTGGTTGCGATTGTGGATACGCTTCCCGCAGTGCCAATAGCCGTGGAAGTCGTACTGGTAAATGAGAGATTATTTACAGAAACAGGGGTATATATATAAAAGCTGCTAAAGCCAGTATCAGGGTGCAGAACAACAGTGCCGATAGCGCTTCCGTTTTGTTGAGTAAAACTGTTCACCCCCGACCACACAGTCATCTTGTCAGTGCTGGTGAAGTTGATATTCCCAGTCTGCAGTGCATCGTCCACGCCATCAAAGCGCAGGTAAGCAGGGAACTTCGCAGGGTCTGCGTCGTAGTCTGTGGCGGTGTTGACCCACTGGTAGGGGAGGTGGGCGTCGGTGGCGAGGCGGAGGTCGGCGTCATTCACAGCGCCTGCAACTGTGAGCGTGAGCGTGCCAGCGGTGCAAGCAATCGTGTGCGTCCCTGCACCAAAAACCCCCGACGCAGTGCCTGAAAGCGTGATGGAACCAGCCCCGGAAAATGTAAGCCGGTGGCTTGCAGCGAGGGTCGTGATGCTCTGCGTGGCTAGCGTGGCGGTAGCCAATAGCAAATTCACCCGCCGCGAATAAATAGGCCGCTTCGTAGTCGTGGCTTGCGTGGCGTGATTTCCTCGTCCGGACTTATCGAGAATGCGCCCTACCGGCTGCTCCACCGCAGTGACTGGCACAGTGCCTGCGCTGTCCTGCCACAGTGTGCTTAGATCACTGGTGTCGTACCACGCGCCGGGTTCGGATGCGGCGAATAGGGTGCGGGGGTTGAATCTTGTCATTGAAGCCCCGAGCTTCCCTAGTTTCAATACGCCGAACACGGTCAGGCCCCGCTGATGACCGCGATCTTGTAACCGCTATTGGCGGAAACTGCAAAATACTCTGGGCTGTCGGCCACCAAGCGCAGAGTCGCCACGCTTGCGGTGGGGTTGTCGCCGATCTTCGTGAAGCAGGTGACATCGCTGACGACGCGGATCAGACGGGTGGCAGCATTGAGGACGGCAGATTGCGTGCTCGTGGCCCCGATAGCAACTGTTTGATCGGCCACTGATGGGACCGCCGCTGCGACCACGGAGCCGCTGTATGGGTCAGGCTGGATGCCTGCGAACTCGGTGATGTATAAGGTGGGCATTCTGGTTTCCTTTTAATTTCAGGCGTACACCTTGTAAGGCTGTAGCAGCCATTCCGCGCCGTTTGGCATCTGGGCCACGGACACGCCAGCCACCACGTCTTCACGGTTGGCATACAGGTGCCCGACGATCAGAAGCACGGCCGCCTTGATGGCCTCATTCACCACCATGCCGTCCATTGCATGCCGGTGTGCGACTTTGGCGCGCAATAGGCCGTTGCCCGCTGTCTGAATAGATGCGGCCTTGGCGGATTCGTCCGCCAGCGCCTCTGCCGCTGCAATGGCCGATTCGTAGGCTGCAATGGCCGTGTCCAGTTCGCCGGGGGCCGCTGCTTTCGCAGCGCCCAGCGCGGTGCCGTCAACGTACACGCCACGATCCAGCAGTGACACCGCAGACTGCTCGGCGGCGTTGATGTAGAGGCCAATCAGGGCGTCTTCATCGGCGCCATCTACACGCAGGTGCAGCTTGGCCTCGGCCAACGTGACGAAGCTCATTTGTTCTCCGGCGCGGCCTTGTGGGCCTTGTTGCTGGCTGGCTTGGATGCCTTTTCTTTTGGCGCTCCATCCGTGGCCCAGCCTTCGGCCAGAGCAACGTCGATCATTTCTTGATCGTTGGCATCGACATCCTGCCCGGTCACGTAGTCCGCGCGTCGGCAGCCGCCGTGCCAGTAGGTGAAGTCTTTTATGATGGTGAGTTTCATGGGAGTGCCAAAAGAAAAGGCCCCGAAGGGGCCTTGGTTTTAGGATACTGCGATCTTGAGCAGCTTAATTGCCTGTGTGTTGCGCAGCTTGCCGCCCACGCGCTTGCGCACGTAGAACTTGACGAAGCCAGGGGTGGTGATCTCGTCACGGGTGATGCGCATGCCCACGCGGTCGGCGATCAGGTAGCCTTCCTTGAAGTCGCCGAAGGCCAGGGAGAACGCGCCAGCACCGACGGCGGGCATGTCTTCGGCTTCGGTGATGCCGTAACCCATGAAGGTTGCAGGCTGTCCGGCTGTCAGGGCTGGCTGCCACAGGTATTGACCGGTAGTGTCCTTGTACTTGCGCAGCGCGGCCAAAACCAGCTTAGAGGTCACCCATTGGGCGTTGTTGCGGTAGCGAGCGCGCAGCGAGTACACCAGGTCATAGAACAGGTCTGTGCTGGTGGGCAGCGCAGCGGCTTGGCCGGATGCGATGTACTGCAGCGTGCCAAAAGCGCGGGAGCTGTCGGCAGTGGTCACAGGGGCGGGGCCAGCCAGGAAGCCGGTGGGCTTCTTGGTGCCGTTGCCGCTGATAAACGCCACGCCTTCGCCTTGAGCGATGGCTTCGGCAGCAGAGCTGACCAGCCAGCTTTCCACATCGAAAAACAGGTCGTCCAGCGATTCCTCCGACGCCTGGGGCTTGGCGGATGCCATGCCGAACGTGGGCGCGACTTCTGCCAGGTCAGGCGTGTTGGTTTGGTTGCGGGTGTCGGTTTCACCCAGCCACTCGAAACCAGCGCCGTTAATGTCGAACAGTTCCTTGTAGTCAGGACTGCCCACAGTGCGAACGGTGGAAATCTGGCGGATCGGCGAAATGTCCACCGACAGGCGGGCAATCTGGCGCTCGATGATCTCGGGCAGTGCGAAGCCGCCAGCGGAGCCGGTCGAGGTGACGGTCTGCGTGGCGCGGGTTTCGCGGCCATCGCGGTTTTTGGCTTCCAGTTGCTTCGCTGCGGCGGCGGCCTTTTGCTGGCGCTCGTGATCGTTGGGCGCGCGCATCCAATCAAGGAAGGCATGGCGGTATTCCACCGCTTCCTTGCTCTCGCCTTCTTGGCGACCAGCCTCACCGGCACCAGGGCGGGCCAGTTTGGTTTCCATCTTCTCCAGCTTGGTCTTCATCTCGCCCAGGCTGTCGATATGGGCATCGATCTTGGCGAGTTTGGCGTCGAATGCTTCGGTCGAGGCGCCGGACTTCACGGCCTCAATGCGGGCGTCGTTGGTCTTTTTGTATTCGTCGAAGGCCGTGGCGATCTTGTCGAGTGCATCGGACACGGACTTGATGGTCGGGTCTTCGCGCTTTTCGTAAGCGCAGACAGCTTGGGCCTTGGCCGTGAATGCGGCCATGTGGGCGGCCATGACGGCCAGGAGGGAGAGCGATTTACGCATGGTGGTTCTTTCTTAGGATGTGAGGGAACGGAGCAGCCGGTCTGCTGCCTTCATTGCCACGGCGGTCGAATTCGCAGAATCACTCCGCACTTCTCCCATCCGCATGACGCGAGACACAAAGGCCGTCGCGTCGCTTTTGCTGAACCCGGCATCACGCAGGACTTTTTCAGCGTCTTTTGGAGCCTGCAGTTCGTCTGCAGACTTCACATTCGTAACCCGAGCCTTTTCGTTGGCGGGGAAGGTGACCAGGGAAACTTCCCACAGGTCAATGGCCGTGAGGGTGCGCACTTCCGTATCACGGTCGTAGGCCCATTCCTTGGACATAAACCCGATAGACAGGCCGTTGAGCGCGCCCATCTTGAGCAGGGCGTGGGCCTCCTTGCCCTTGACGGTTTCCATGGCGAGCTGGCCCTTGATGCGCAGGCCCTTTTCGTCTTCAACCATCTCTGTCCAGACGCCGATAGGCTTGTCGGCGTCGTGCTGCCAGAGCATGGCGGGCATGGTTCCAGCTGCCTTGTGGTCTTTCAGGGATTGAATGAACGCGCCCTTGGCGATCACGTCGTCGTAGTTGTCACGCACGCCAAAAACGGAGCCGTAACCCTCCACTGTCCCATCGTCGCCTGCGGCCTTGATCTGCAGGGCAAAGGAGCGCACTTCGCGCCCACCGCCCGCGTCCTTGCGCTCAGGGCGTTGCTGGGTCTTGTTTTGCATTGGTGCTTCCTTCATCGGCTGTGCCGTTGCTCATGTTCAACGGCTTGAGGTATTCATCACCGCCTGGGCGCGGATCCCAGCCCTCTTCATCGCGGTATTCGTTTGGACTCATCAGGCCCATTTCAACCATGGTGCGGGCGTAAACGGCGCGATCCTTGATCGACCCGGCGCGCATGTAGCGGGTGTCGAACTCGCCAAACAACGGCCCGGCGCCGTCCAGCAGCATTTCGTCAATGCGCTGCGTCCAGGCCCGGTGCCAGGGAGCCAGGCAGTGGATCAGGTGCGCAGCAAAGAACGCCTCGGAGCTGGCAAAGGTGCTGGTCTTGTCGGAGTGCCCAACCATGATCGGAAACACCCCATAACCCCGACAGATTTCCTCAATCTGCAGGCGGCGGGTTTCAACGTGCTGCGCATCGACGCCAGTCTGTGACGTCGGGAGCCACTTCGCGTTACGGTCCAGAACCAGCGGCTCGCCTGCGCGGTTCGGTCCGGTCTTTTCCTTGATCCATGCACTCAGGCGCTTGTGCTGCTCTTCGTTCAGGGTGGCGTCAACGCTGTATGTGCCGCTTGGGCGCAGCCCGTTGGCATGCATCGCGGCCTGGCTGCGCTCTGTGGCCATGGCAAGGCCAATAGCCGACCGGGCCAGCGCCACAGCATTCATGCTGCCCACCCAGTCCCACTGCACGCCATTAAGCACAAAGACATCATCAGGGCCGAACTCGCCAATCACCCCGAACTCGTCCCAGCACCGGTAGCGGATTTCGTAGCGCGAGACTTTCCGAACATCCCAGTTCCCCGGCATGACAGGGATCAGCTCTTTTACGCGGCCATTCAGGCCCTTGACCTTGATGGACAAGCCCGCGCCGGTCAGTGCGGCGTGAATGGTCATCTGGCGGCGCCATTCAAAGCTGGTCTGCCATTCGTTAGGGCGGCGCGACAACAGGCGGTATTCGGGGATGTTCGTGGCCTTCTGGCGGGTGCCGTCCTGCATCTCGCGGAACACATGCAGGTCAGGCGTTGCGCAGCCATCGGCAATCACCTTAACACACGCAAGGACGGTAGCCACCTGCAGCGCTGTCTTGTCCGTAACGGCGACTCCGGCGACAACGCCGCCGCCCACGCCGTCGATCAGGCTTGCCACCTGGTCGTAGGTGAGCTGGGCAGCTTTGCGGCCCAAGAATCGGTCGAAGAAGTTCAAGAGGTTGTTTCCCAGAATGAGAGTTCTGATGTTTCGGCTGACGGCATGACCCCAACAGCCATTGCCAGAGCCACCATCCCGTCAATACGGCCTGTGGCTTTGCCCTTGATGAATTTGCGATTGCCAGCCGGGTCAGTGACCACCGTTGCGTTCTTTGCTGTCATCTCCAGCACAGGATGATTCCCATGCTTGAGGCTTGACCTGAGCAGGCGGGTTTCCAGTTCTCGCAGTGCAGGCGACATGGACACAAAGCCCTGCCCGAACTCTACGAAGCGCTCTAGCTCTGCCTCATCAAACCCGGCCCGCTCCAAGCAAGGCCGCAGGAATTTCATGTTGTATCGGTCAAACGCGATAGCTCGAACGTCGCACCGGTCGAACAGGTCGCGCAGGTAGGCCGCGATGTAGTCGTACTCAATCGCACGCCCTGGCGTTGTCTCCAAGAAGCCTTGCTTCGCCCACAGGTCATAGGGCACCCTATCTGCTCTGCTCTTCTCGCTCAATCCTTCTTCCGGTAGCCAGAATGTCGGCATGACGTCGCCTTCGTCCGACACCAGCACCAAAGCCGTCAGGTCGGTGGTGCTGGAGAGGTCAAGCCCGGCATATACCGCCTGGCCTTCAAACTCTTGCGGGATGCCGCCGTTTTCTTTCCACACCGTGTGCGTCACGAACGGGCTGCGCGCCTCAATTCGCTGGTTCAGAATCAAGTTTCTGTAGCTGGCCTCTTGCGCCGGGAGCCGCTTCGCGTCGGTGGCCTGTTTGCGCACTTCTTCACGGTTCATGAACACGTCGAAGTGGGGATTTGCCGCCCGTATCGCCTCATCACTGAACGGGTCGGCGTCCATGGGGGCCGTGTGCAGCGCTACCTTGATGCGCGAATCTGCGCCGGTCAAGGCGTCGTCAATGAGCAAACTCAGCAAGTCGGCATCCGTGGGCGCCTGCGTGCTGATGATGATGGAAAGCGGGCTTTCATGCGCTGCTGACGCCGTTTCAATGGCCTCATACAACTCAGAGCGCGGGCCTTTTACCTGACCTAATTCGTCGTGCACGCTGAAAACGGGGCTTAATCCATACGCGGTCGAAGCGTCAGCCGACAGCGCCCGGTACATGCTACCAAGTTCAGGACAAACCAGCGTCTTTGCAGACTCTTTGATCTGCACATACTCGCTCAGATTTGGCGACATCCGCACCACTTTGGATGCGTAGCCGAACAGAATAGATGCTTGATCACGCGACTGAGCGGCGCTGTAAAGCTGGCTGTTGTGCTTTGCCTCCGGCCCGCAAAGGTGCAGCAATAGCAAAAATGCGCTGGTTGCGGTCTTTGCATTCTTCCGCGCCATGCTCAAAATGAATGTGCGCGTAGGCGTGTCGTAAATCTGGTGTATCCAGCCTTTTTGCGCGTCAGTAAGACGTACCGGCTGGCCTACGAGCTTGCCGTCTGGAATCCTGCAATGGCTCTCGATCCATTCGGCGTTGCGTTCGCCTCTACTCTGCCGCATCTATCGCCAGCTCCCACGGCTTGCGGCCCTTGCTGCGGCTTGCCATGGCTCTACCTGCAGTTGTCGGGTGGTCAACAGCCTGGCGCGTGATTCGCAGCCGGGTCGCAAGTGACGATGCAGCGCGGCTTTCACGCTCTGCCATCTTGAGCAGCATGTCGTACCGCTTCAAGCCATCGTCATCCGCCATCCATGCCCGGTCGAAGTTCGCCAGCTCATCAGACAAAATACGGGCTTGCACGATGTGCCTGCAATACATCTCCAGCAATGGAGCATGCGTCGGACTGAATGCGCTGGCTGGCTGGTCGTTCACCACCTCAATCCACACGCCGCGCTCTGCATCACTCATGTGCAGCGGCGCCATCAACCGTGAATCAGCCGAAATGGGCGCAACTTGGGCCTGAACAGCAAGCGATGCCGCCGATTTTCTGCCTCGTTGTGCCATTTTTGTTAGTGCTTACTAGCTTTTTTGTCCACGTTTAGAAAAGAAAT